TGATCAGAACAATTATTAAATGGCAAAAAATTGTCATATAATAACTTTGCCGATCGTTTATTGACTATATAGAAATTTGCACCTTTTCCGCTGTCTTTTCGATAAACAGATTTATTCGTCATCTCACCATCATATGTAATACCTAAAAAATCAGAATCCCAAACAATATCCCAATCTAACGGTAAGTCATTTATGTACTTATTTATTGCAGATGGTACATTGCCTTTGAATTCTATATTATCCTCCATAATAACTGCAATTTCAAGACCTTTTTCAACAATATCTTTCAACGCAAGGTAATGTTTGTATGTGCATGCTATCTGACCCTTTGTCAGTGTTGGATGAATACAAATGTTTGGAGGAAGATAGTCGTGTTTATTCGGATAATTGATCCATGTAACTTCTTCTGCAGATATCCCGAAAGTTGCAAACTGATTTTGCATAAAGGGTTTGCGTATTGGGTCAATTCCATGAATTAGATAGTAATGCATCACGCCTTTTGAATAACAGCTATATAAATTCCATTATGCCATGACACATGTGGAACTTTGAGTGATTCTTGATACGGGTGTGAATTATCTAAAGTTGTACGAACTTCGCGTTCATATAATACTTTTAAGTTTAGCTTAGAAATTGCATGTTTTGTTCCATTTCTAACAGTATCCCAATTCCAATCATCAACAATAAAAATAAAAGTATTTTCTAGATTATTTATGTAATAAACCAATGCGTTATACTGTGTATCAAATGTGTGTTCTCCATCGAATAAATAAATATTAAACATAGGTAATTTACTTAAATCAACTTTAAAACAATCACTTTCTATAAAAGTTGCATTATTTTCACCTTTAAATTTAGCAAAATTTATATTAAAATCACGTTTATTTTCTTCAGCCAAACCATAGAAACTCCAATTGTCTATACAAACAACTGTTGCTTTATTATTACACATTGCACTACAAACAGATGATCCTTTCCATGTTCCAATTTCTAAATACGTTATGCCAGGAACAGATAGCAAATTATTATAAAAATGTCTTGTTTTGATACCAGTCATTCCTTCTAGTGCCAAAATATCAGGAGTTACTTTTGATTTATTAAGAATTGCATTATTAAAAGATGTTTCTATATGACTTATCATTTTTATAGAATTTTCATCTAAGCTTTCTATCTTTATATTATTTATTAAGTATACATCGCTATCTTTCTTATATACGTTTTGAAATCCATGAACTAATTCTTTAAAACCGTTTTGTTTTAAGTTTGCTCGTATCTTATCATAGTTACACTTATTAGGATAATCTGCTTCAAAAATTATGGTATGTAATTGTGAATATAAAATTGGATTTTCATCAAAAAATGATTCTAGAAAGCCCTCACAATCGGCAACAAGAGTATCAAACACAATACCATGTTTATCTTGCAATTGTTCTACACTTAATGATTCTTTCGAAGATTGGGTAACGGGAGTTGAAATTGATGCATACCCATAATTTAATAGTTCAAGAGGTTTACGAGATACAAATCCTTTGTGTAGCCTTACATTGCAGTCATTTAGTTTAATATTTCGTTCAAGTGCATTCCATACAGTTGAATCTGGTTCAACAGAAACTTGATTTGATTTAGTTTGTAATTTTTTATTTATAACACATGATACACTTCCATATCGTGCACCTAATTCTAATACACATGCATCTACGTCTATAAATGTATGAGATAAACACTGTTCAGGATATTCTGCATCGGTTGAGTTAATTTCGATGCCTTTTTCATCATATAATAATAGTGTGGGAGGAGACAAAAAGTTTGCAGTTGTCACAATGTTATTGCTTGAATCGTAAAATGTTAAATTTTTTGTCCACGAAGCATCATCCGGTGCAACTTTATGTTTTCTTGTCCATGCTAGTGGCATTTGTAACTAAACCATAAACGATATTCCATTTGGAAACTCATTTATGTTTTTGGTTTTACGTTTCTGTGATTTAGCTATCCACTCTAGTTGCTGTACGCAAGGCCACCCATGCCGCTCATGACGCGGAGCACGTTGTAGTTGAGCGCGTAGACGCGGACCTGGGCCGTACGGGCACCCGTAACCGTGTTGAGCGACACCGTGAGCTGGAGCGTCGCCTTGTCGATACGGGAGAAGTTGCACGTGCCAGACGGCTGGTGCTCCTCGGGGCGGAGAGCGAAGCTGTACACGTTGATACCCGTAGACGGCGTACGGCAGTGGTGCTGGAACGGCTGCACCTTGTCGAAATACGAGCCCTCGCGCTCAGTGAATCGGTCCTGGCCGTTGAGCTGTAGCTTGGCAACCTCAACCGGGTTCTTACCATCGCAGCGGATGCCTGAGTCGAGGATAACCTTGGCGAGTAGGTAGTTGATACCCGTCTCGAACTCGGCCACACCAGAGATATCGTACGTGTCCGCACCGATGAGCGAAGAGGCCTGCTGGGACGGGTTCTGTCCAAGGATAGCAGTGGCGGCGCTGGCGGCGCTGGCTGACTGCACAACGGCGTTCGTGCTCGTCGCAGCCTGCGTGAGGAGCGACGTGATGAGACCGTCCGTCGTGAAGTCGTCGGAGTAGTTGAACGGCTGCGGGCCACCAACTGACGCTACCCACGGGGGGTTGGAGCAGTCAGCGAAGGAATCGCGCTGCACAACCCAGAAGAGCTCCTTAACCGGGTGGTTAAAGTTGAGCTGGAGCTTGTTGGAAGAGCTCGTGATAGACTCAGCGCCAGTGTACTGCACCTGCTCGATGAGGTACTCGTGGCTCTGCTGGGCGAAGCGGCGGCGCTCCTCCGTGTCTAGGTAGATGTAGTCTACGTAGAGGGAAGCGGCAGCGAGTGACTGGGCCGGGGCGGCGAGCGGGATACCAGTACCAACCTCGGCGTACTGGCAGTTCTGCCACGTCTCGAAGTCAACGTTGATGCGAACCTCGTGGTACTGGAGTGCAATGAGCGGGATCGCTAGACCCGGGTTACGGCAGAACCAGAACTGGAGCGGCACGTAGAGCGTCTTGGCCGGGCAACCGCGACGGGGAACGCAGGAGATCGTCGTCTCAGAAGCTGAGCACGTCGCATCTAGACCGATACCCGTGGAACGCTTCATGAGAACTAGGTCGTGCGTGTTACCGAGGATGTGCTCAAGGGCGCGGACGCTACCAGCCTCCGTGGAGAGCTGGGTCCAGATCTGCATCCAGTCACCATACTGGCGATCAATGCGCTGACCGCCGATTTCAATCTCAACCTGCTTGATTAGACGGTGGCCGATGAAGTTGAGCCAGCGGAAACCCTGGGTCGTGCTCGCGTTCACGAACGTACCCGTAGTCGCCGTTAGATCGACCTGCGGGAGAACAACCTGCACGTACGTCTTGTACATTAGGTCAGCGTTGCGGTTGATGACAGCCGTTACACGCTTGTTGAAGTCGGCCTGACCGTTGAAGGTCACCTCAATGGACTCCACGGCGAAGTTCGTGTGGCGCTTGTAGAGGATCTTCCAGAACGTGATCTGCGGGTTGCCGCTGATGTAAATATCCTGAGCACCATAGGAAACGAGCTGCATTAAACCACCACCCATTTTATGTTTATGTTCCACTGCAAGAAAAAATTTTAAGAAGATAAATGAACGTGTGGTTCTTCCCGACGTCGAACCTTCTGATTAATACATTTCTGCGTTCAATTGTGCTCATTTTAATTATGATTTTTGGTTTCAAGACATCATGGTATTCTGCATATTGGGGTGCAGTTATTCACGATGGTATTTCACTCATTCTTATTAGAGATTTAGTATAATATCTAGGTCAGAAAACGGATTTAAAAAAGTTAACTAAGATGGAGAGTGTAAGCGTTTCAATCCTGTAGCGCTATAAACTTTCAGGGTAAGCAATCGACTAAGATGGCGAACAACAACGTGAAGCAGGTAATCTGCCGGCACTACATCCAAAGCTTCAAGCCGGACAGCACATCAACGTGCAACTACGGCGCGAAGTGCTTCAAGTACCACCCTACGCGGGAGGACTGGCGCGAGATGAACAAGAACATGTCGCCGTGCTTCGAGTACTGCGCGACGGGCAAGTGCACCGGCCACGATGGCCAGGGCTGCAACTTCGCCAAGAACACGGAGGACTACAAGGAGGCGTGCGAGAAGCGCGGCAAGGTGGTCGACCCGGCGGTCGTGCTCATGCTAGAGCAGGGCGCCGAGAAGGAGAAGAAGGCGGCGGAGGCTGCCAACGAGCAGGCTAACATCGCGGAAGCGGAGGAGCAGGCTCACGAGCAGGACGCGGCGGATGCCGAGATCCTGGAGAACGAGAACAAGCTGAAGGAGCTGCAGATGCGGCCCCCGAAGATGACCGAGGAGGAGGAGAACTTCTGCGAGGGAGTGCTCGACACATATGCGCAGCAGTGCGCCCAGAACTACGCGCAGGCTTGCGCGGAGATGGCCATGGTGATGGCCATGCAGCAGATTCACGCGAAGCCATCGGCTGAGGTGA